TTCGCTATTTTGCAGAACAAGGATTTCCTGTAGAAGACCCTAGGCGACCTACCACACTTCCCTAATCTTTAAACTTATATCATAGACATTGTGAGCAACCTGTTTAAATTGGAATGATCCTTGGTCTATTTGACATATAGCAAATTGGTCAGGGCTATTATTGTTGCCATCAGGTTGAAATATAAATGGTAAAGCACCGCCTAAAGTTTTTTCCATAACAACCCCCATAAAAGAATTATCTACTCTTATTTCAGAATTAAAATTTCCTAAACTATCAAAATCTGTAGAGTCGTAGCCTGAATTAGAATTAGTATCAGAATCAGTTGGGTTTTTATTGATAACCAATTCATTAATCGGAAACATATTTTTATGGTCAATATACGAAAACTTTAAATCCCAAATTCTTCTTCCTCTAGCAGGAGTTCTTGCTTCTACAAAGTTGTCATTAATTAAATTTATAGCATTATCTTTAAATAATTCCCAGGCAGGATATCCTGCCCAATCAGAAGCTTTATAATAATCTATTTGAGTAAGTGTGTTTCCTCCTTTAGTTTGCTGTGTTTTAACACCATCATATTCTCTTGTCATCGTTAGTTGTAAATCAGGAGAATGTGGCATTTGAAAAATATGACCAAAAACTAAATTTCCTAAAATAGTTTGATTATCGGCATTAGCAGAGCTTGAATCAATAGTAAAGTTTATTTCTTCAAAATGAGATTCAATGCCTCCTGTCCATTTTGCTAATGACCAACTATTGTATTCAAAATTTGAATTTGCAGTAGTTGGGAAGTTGCATATTTCTTCAAGAACAACATCTGTTTCTGTGCTAAAAACTATTGCATCGGTATTAGTTTCTCTAAGATACATTCCAAAGTTTTTATTTAAGATATTAAAAAAATTATGACCAAAAGCTCCTATAAAAAATTCATCATCAACTTCTTTAGGCACATAATTATGTTTATGCTTTAAATCTATTTTAATAGTGTGAGGGTAAGTAAATTCAAGATTTAAATAATCAGAAGGGTTTAAGCCTATTAATTTATTTAATTCATTCGTATGTCCATTAGTATTATTATATTCTAATATGTTCGCTCGTGCTTTCCAATAAGATAAATAGTCTATATAAAATTTTGGGTTGCCTACATTTTGTCTTGCCATTTAATTCTCCTAATATTTTTTTATCTTAGATTCTGTTGTTGTTTTAACAGGTGCTACTTTAGATATTTTTTGTGTTGTCGCTTTTACATCTGCAACAGGCACTTTAAATTCTTTTTTAGAAAAAGCAATTTGTTTTTTAAAATCTTTAGTTTGTTTTTCAGCAGATTTAGTAATTTTTCTAGTTTGTGGTATTATTATTTTTTCAATCGCTTTTATTTGTTGTCTTAGCTTGTGTGGCATTTTTTTTCTAGGTTGATACAATTTACCATCAAAACCTTTACGATATATCATTTCTGATTCTTCTGTATGAACTCCACCTGTCATTGCTTGACCATCTCCATGTTGATGATACTCTCCTTCGTAAGGAGTGCCATTTATAAAATAAAATTCACCTGAATTAGTTAATAAATTATTTTTAACTATATCTGTAACTGCTAAAGACTTTTCTTTAGTATGTGTACTAAATAACCCTTCCCAATATTGAGTATTTTTATCAAAGTCTACCGTCATATAATCCCAAGTATCTATATCCTCAATAGCAATTAAACCTGCATGCTTTTGTAAATCTTGATCTATTACAGTAACCCCTATTATCTCGATTAACCCTGAATACCTCATTAATAATTCAACATCTTGAGTTTGTTCTGTTACAGATAAGCAAAGTATTTTATTTTTATTAGATGATAATGTCCAACCACTAGGGAGCATAGATTCAGCTTGCATTATACCTTTATAAGATATGTCAATAGCTCTAGGGTTTACTATTCCTGACAAGTCTATTGCAATTTCGTTTTTTCTATGAAATAAATTTATCATTAATCCTCCATAATGTAATTTGCTAAAGAAACTATATCTAAAATACTTATATGACCATCTTCATTAAAATCTCCTAAGTATTTATATTCATCAGGAATCTGATTGTTTGAAGTTAAAATATGGTTTACTAATACAACTATATCTAAAATATTAAGATTTAAATCTTGATTTGCATCTCCAATTTCATACCCAAGCTCTTGTGTTAATCTTCCATCAAACAATGGTTCAAATATAATACTTTCAACATCAATTAAGTTTTCATCAATAGATTTTTTTAATCCATCTTGCATGGTTAAAGAATGTATAATATTCCAACCTCCGTAAATAGGTTCGCTAGTTACATAACCATAAAGTTCGCTATCTAAATATGTTCCTTGCGGATTGTATCCACTAAACTCCCATCCAAATTCAAAATTTTCAGGTAATGAACTTCCTGATATATTCTTTAAAATACATTCATAATACTTAAAGCCGCCTGCTTGTTGCTCTGCATCAACTTTTATAGTCAATTTTATAGCTTCATAGTTTCTAATAGAAGAACTGCTAAAAGAACTCCATTCTGTAGGAGCTAAAGAATCAAACGAATCTAAACCATAAGCTTGTGACTCAAACCAATGATTTATTTGTTGTGCAGCTTCAGGAAATTGTGATATTGCTTGATTGCTTTGAATTATAAAGTTTTGATTTGTATTTTGGCTAGTAACTGAAACCTGTAAACTTGGTAAATTAACATCTTCTTCAACAACTTCTTCTTCTAATTGATTTTCAACTTCTGGACTGTATATTAAATCATAAGCTTGGTTGTAGTTAGCCATTGTCCAATTAGCATGAAAGTGCATTTGTGTAGCTTCTACATCTATAAAGTCGCCTGATATATTTACAGATGTTACAAAAAACAATGGAGTTGTTAATTGCTCTCCTATTTCTTCTATTTGTGTGTAATCAAGACCAAAAGCTAATTTGTTTTCAATTAAATCCTCAAATAACAACTTGTTCCCAACTTCAATCCCAACCCATTTCAAAGGGAGTCTTAGTTTAATTTTTAAATGTTGATTTCTATGGTAATGAAAAAGTCTATCTGCTAATTTTCTAGCATTTTCTAAATCTCTAATATATTTAGATTCGTATAGTAATACATTTTCTTCTACATCTTCATATCCATAATATTCAAGCACAGGATCGCTCATAGACAAAGGAGTTATACCCTCTAAAGAAGTTTCACCATACCCTTTTGATACTGATGATAAATATTCATTAGTTTCGTAATCATATTTATACTTGACATCAACCCTTGTATATACTTTTTCGCTAGGACTTTTAAAAAATGAATAACTTACAATGTCATTATTGTTCATATAAAAAGCATTTGTTGAAGATAAGTCCCCATAAGGGGTAGGAAATTTTAATTTTCCATTGCTGTTAAAATAAGGATAGCACATAGTAGATTGTGATACTTCTTCAAGCAAAGCTTTCCCATCTATAAATTCATTAACCGAAAAAGCTAAATTTAAATTAACATAAGTTTTAGCCAATTCAAAAGATGTTTCATCTATATCTTCATCTGTTAAGTTCATTTCATTTATAGCAATATCTCTTAAAATATCTAAAGCATCTACTAACCTATTTCCTGAAGCATTTTTTCTTCCATCTATATTAAGATATATATTAGAGGTTAAAGCATCTTTTATATCCATTACAGATTTAGTGTCTATCTCTGAAACTCTGCCTGCTAGTGTTTGCTCAAATCTTCGCACTCCTTTATTGCCTGACTCTGTAATAATAGCATTCATTCCAAAATATATATCAAAATATCCTGAATCAGGACTATTCCAAAGAAGAAGATATGGAATATAAGGTGATAGTAAAGAATCGTGAACTCCTCCACCTGACAAATCAACATCTTGTATTTTAATCAAGTTATCAAAATTTGGGTCGTTAGGTCTAAGACCGTAATAATTATTAGATGTATCATAAGCTAAATTGTCAAATCCAAATATTTTATCAAATTGAAATTCTGAAGCATCAAAATTGTAAACTAAACTTGAATGTATACTTGCATCTTGACCATCTAATGTTACTGCATTTATATTGGCAAGCAAAGAGCCATCTCCTAATTGTGCCATGCCAGAGCGAGCAATAACATGTAATGGATTTCTAGTATTTGTTACAGGTTTTAAAAATGGCAATCTTCGACCATTTATAGCTATTTGCGAGTTAAAACCATAGCCATTATAATCTGGTTTAGTTTCTACTCTTAATCTCATTAAATTTTGTGTTACAGTAGTAAATGGATAATTAAAATAATCGTAATCCCATTGATGAAATGGCTCGCTTCCATTAGCATCATATATATCTACAAAATCATAACTTCCATCTGAAACAACTCTATTTATTTTTTCTCCAAAATTATCAGGGTTATCAAATCCTGAATCCCCATCTCCTAAATGTGCTATTGCAGATGTTCTTTTAGTTAAAGATATTTTAGATGATTTCCCAAAACAATTTCCTTGTAAAACTCCAAATTTACTAAATTGATTAGTTTTAATAGATATTCTGCCACGACTATATTGATACCATTGTTCATTACCTATCATAGTGTCTGTAATGTTTAGTGCATCAAAACCTAATGCAGCTCTTGTTTGCGGCAAATCTTGCTTACCTTCAATCATTATGTTTGCATAGCCATTACCTGAATAAATCCAAAAAGGATGTATTATTTCATTGTCAAATACATCGCTTTGCACATTGCTGTAATAAAAATTGTCGCCTATATCTTCATAGTCTCCTGATTCGTTAGTAACTAAATCTACAGTCTCATCGTAATCAGCTTTAATAATATCTGCCTCTATAATAGCAGGTGCTTTATCTACATGACCATAAACAAAAGGTATTGGCTTACCTCTATATTTTTCAGCATAAGCTACATAAGCATCAGGAGTTTGTGTGGTTTCTCTAGGTAATTGCACATTTAATTTTTGCTGTGTGTAATCTTCTGCTGTTATTGTTACTGTAGAAGAACTATGAGATACTTTTCTTATTTGTCCTACATGCAGTTGAATTGATTGATCGTCCGCATTGGAAGTTTGTGTATTTAAATATATTGTAACTTTTACATTAATTAAAGGAGTGTCTTTTAAAATGTCAGAGAATATTTCTCCATTGTATTCAAAATTAGATACTGATAGAGTTAAAGTAGATATTTTAAACTTACCATCCTCTAAGTTTACTGATTGTTTAATTGTTGGTTTTTTTAATAGAATCGGCTTGTAATAGTTACCTTCAAAGTTTATACTATGTGTAGATAGGTAAATATTTTCAGCACCCTCTATAACCACTCTGTAATAAGTGCTTAGTTGTTTAGATGATAAGTCATTTACTATATTGTCTGGCAATTCTCTGCCTACAGCTTCTCCGTTAGGGTATTTAGGATTTATAACTTCCATTAAGAAACTCCTATATCAGCACCTCTACGGATTGCATCTTTAATTTGTGGGATTGCCTCATTTTCTATAAAGTCTTGGCTCATCACATTACCTGTAAAAGTAATATTGACTGCACCTCCACCACCTTGATTCATTCTGTTTAAATTTTCTACACCTATAGCCTCTACTGCATTACGACTCATAACAAATTCACCTCGTTCTGCTTCAATCATAGTTCCGCCTTGTGAATGTCGTCTTCCTCCAACTAAGCCACCATCTTCAAATTTAAGATGTCTTTGTGCTTGACCTACTAATGACCCTGCTACTGCACCTGCTGATGCTGCCAATGGAACTCCTAACCATCCAAATTTTTCTACAGCATCTTCCATAAGCTTTACAGTAAGCAGCCTAATTGAAGCTTCTATAGCATCTCTTAATCCTGCTTCAATAGCTTTGCCCATGTTGTCGTATGCCATACCTGTAGCAAATGCAGAAGCTACTGTTGCTTTAGCAAGATTAGCTTGCTCATCTTTAACATTTTTAAGTTTAATTTGTAACTTATCAAGAAAAGAAAGGGTTTTTTCCCCATCACTATTTTCATCTTTATCACCTGTTAAATTAGCAGGACTAAGAACTCCTTTTGCTGCTTGTATCTCTATAAGCAAATCTAATATTATTTGAAATGCTTTTTGCTGGTCTACCAATTTATTTGTACTATTTTCTAATTGCTCAGAATTTATTAACCCTTCAGCAAATTTATTAACTAAAAAATTAGCACTTTCATTTATTTTATCTATTTCCCCTTGCACTTTTTCAACACTAAGATTATCAAAAGCCTCTTGAGTCAATTGCCAAGCTTGTCCATAACTTTCAATACGACTAATTCCATCTTTTACAGTTGTTCCTGATATGTTAGTAAAAACTTGTTGAACCCCTAATGACATTAATTGTGTATCTTCTAACACATCTAAGAAAGCATTGCTTTGTTGATTTAGTAATACTTTGATAGTCTTAGTATTATCTTCTAAAGTTTGTGCAGCCACATCCATTGCTAGAAGTCTCTGTAATTGTGCTATATTTTCAAATTCAGCTCCAACTTGACCTAGTTGCCTTATAGTTGTCTCCATGTCAGTTTCAGTCATCTTTTTAATCCAACCTGTCATGGTTTCTAAAGCAGGCAAAACTGTAGTAACAAATTTTTCACCAATAAGAATACTTAAATCATTCAATGCAACATTAAATTTATCAAACTTATCTTGAGCTGATAGTTGCTCTGCCCCAAGCCTTGCAACGGCTGTTCTTGCAGCATCCATAGCAGCTTTATTAAAAGCTAATTTTTTTTCTTGGTCAGTTAAGTCTTCTGTAGTCTTTCCAACTTCTTTTGCATAGGCTTCATAAGCTTCTTCTGCTTTAACTATAATACCAATATTATCCAACATCAAGCGAGATTGACGACCAATACCTGTAATAAGCGATTCAACAGAATGAGCAGTATCTTGACCTAATGCACGACCTAACCTCTGTGCAACATCAAACATTTCTGCCATCTCATCAGAATTTTTACTTACTCCAAGAATCATAGCATTATTTGCTTGTGTAAGTAATTCTGTTTTGGTCATAGTTCCATCGACTGCAGTATTTAACTTTGAAAATGCAATCCCTGAATCTTCAGTTGCACCTGCTAAAGTATTATATGCTTTAGAAATATTGGCAACCTTCATAGACTCTTTACCAAATTGAACCATTTGCCTAATACCTAATGACATAGCAAAAGAAACAAGAAGCATTTTGGAACGAATTGTAGCAAAACTATTAGCTAAAACACTATTGGTCTGTGCTAATCTCTTGTTTCTAGTTCCAAATAATTGTGTAGTCCTAGAAGTGTGTGCTAATGCTCTTTCGTATGCCCTTTGACCTTTTTCAAGCTTAACTTGTGCTAAATGTAATTGATTAATAGCATTGATTAATTTTTGTTCGCCTGAAGGTTTAAACTTTACTAATATTTGATTTTCAGCCATTCTTTTTAGCCTTTTCTATTTCGGCATTTTCTTTTTTAGCTAATGCCTTTTTAATTATAAAACTTTTATCTATCCATCTTGCAGGGTGCTTATCAAAGCTACCCTCGTAAGGAGATACTCCAAATTCTTTACAATAGATATATTTTTGAATATCCTTTTGACACTCTTTAGAATACACTATGTTCCTGCATGCAAAGAATGGAATCTGAGCATCTACTGAACGAGCAATGTCAAATTCCCTTCCTTCTGCATTAACCTCTTTAGTTTCTTCGATTAAGAGATCAATTATTTGCCAAACATCTTCATCACAAGTAAACTCTCGCTTTTCTCGTTTACCATCAATCAAGACAGGAACTTCAGCCTTATAGGGATAACTATGATACTGACAGCCTCCACAACCGTCAAAGTGTATGTTTAACTCTAGTCGGAGGCTTTCCCTTCCCCCACCATAATGCTTTCTTGCATTTTTAAGAACAATTCAGTTCTTTCTTCAAATGTGAGGGATTTTAAAAAGTCGTCTGATGTATCGCCATCTAACCCAATTCTTAGCCACTTAGTAATAGTGCTATTCATCATTTTAACACCTTGGACTTTGCCTTTAGCATCAAATTGATATTCTACACTATCTAGCAGCTCATCTCTCTCATCAAGAGATACATCTTTTAGTTTTAACTTTCGACCTGTTTCTAGTTTGATATTCATATATCCTCTTATTTAGTTAATTAACATGCAATTTCAAATAAAGCATCGCTTGAGCCAATTCCTGCCCCTACAGCTTTAACTGAAACATCTAACATCATAGCATCGCCTTCATTGAAAGCAACATTAGTCATTACAGACTTAGCAAATTTAAATTCAAATTCGCCATCAGAAGGTGTATTATCTGTAGCCATAAGAGTTTGACCTTCACCTGTTGCTGAACCTGCTACTTGGTCATGGAAGTTTTCAAACAATACATCTGTATTATCATCATACTTAACTGTAAAGTCTGCTATTGCAGATATTTCTCCAACTCTTGCTACTGATTCATACCCTGTTGATGTAACACCCATAAAAACTGCATCGTTTTCTACAGTTAATGAAAAACTATTTACAAGAACATCACTAACATTGGCTAAGACTCTATAATCTGAAACCCAATTACTCATAAAGTAATTATTATTAGTAATTGCTTGGTCAATAGCGATATTGCTATTAGTTAAGTCCGCAGGTAAGCTTCCTGTTTTAAATGTAGCAGAAAATTTTACCCTTCCACCTTCTGTTCCTGAATCACCATTTAATGTTATAGAAGTACAAAAGCAATCTTTAAATGCTAATGTGTTTCCACTAGATGGCGAACTGTATGCAATAGAAAGTATTTGAGCAGCAGTTTGATTTTCAGTTGTCGTTGTAAATGTTTGAGAACCTGAATCACATGCCAACAGATATGGAGAAGTATCTCCTTGTGTAATGTTTCCAAGTAATAAGTCTAATACTTCTGTTGTAGCAGTACCGCTTACAGACATTTCCATGACTTTAGCCTTATTGTCTTGAAAGAAATCACTAGCCTGCAATACACGACTACCTGCTCTATGTTCTAATACTTGGTTTAAATTCAGAGAAGGACTACCAATAGAATCAACATCAACAGCTACCCAACTATTATCAGGACTGCCTCCACTATCAGGATTTAATGTACCATAGTCATCCTGCTCTGCTATTAAAAATGAAAATTGCTTAGGTGAGTAAGCACTAGCATTAACAGCCATTATTTATCTCCTTTTTTTGTTTTTACTTGTTTTTTAACTTCTTCTACTAATTCTATAGCAGGCTTTGGTATTTTATCCACCTCAACTTGTTTCCCTGAATTAATATTGTCTATAACCCCTAAATCAAAGCCAGAGTTCATAAAACACCACCCTGAGTTTAAACTTATAGGATTATCTTTATCTTTTAATTTTATCTTCATACTACTCCTATCCTAGATTTCCTAGATGTTGGCACTTCCAATCCCATTGAACTACATAAGTAGATTCATCTTCAGCTACATTTAAGTCAGTAGATTCAAACCTACAATTAAATGCAGAAGTAGAGTCTGCTAATGTCATTGTCATATTATCGTGTATTAGTGCCTCTGTTCTTGTAACAAATCTTAAAACATGATCTAATGCAGTCTTTTTAACATTCGCACCACCAAAAACATAATATACATTAACTGTAAACTCTCTAGTTTCTGAATTTGTGTTGTATTCACTTAATTCGCTACCAACAGGTTCAAGGCGAATATACTGTGTTCCTGCATTGCTTTCCTCTGCCCCTATATAGACAGGCAAAGTACCACCATACTCATCTCTAAGCACACTTCTGAGCTTGTCAAGTATGTTTTTCCAATTATTTGTAAATGTTACTGCCATCTTCTAGTCATCCTTATAGGTTTAAGTGAACTAGAATCAACTTCTTCTGCAAAGCCTGACACTTCAATCTCCCATACATCATTGACTGCCGCAGTAGAATCAAAATTTGTTCCTGCAAATCGTATTTGTAAACCACCTGCAACAGATTGATAATCGCCATTAACGATTTCATCTGTAATCACTTGAGTTCCTTCATTCATACCTAGTTTATCGCCATCTTTTGCCCATACAGAGTATTTAGCAGTACCAATAGCACCACCTGTTGTAATTTTTACTTTAATTAAGTCGTATGTGCCACTATATCTGCCTCTTGTATCTACAGGGCGAACTGTACCTGTGTAAGTAACATCCCTAATAACACCTTTAGAGCCATCTGATGTATTTTGCCAAGATAAAGCAGCATTTCCATTGTTCATATCTGTAATGTTTTTCTCTGCTTCTTCCATAAATGAAGTTGCCATTTCAGATGTAGGATTGTTAGTCTTAATCATAAATGTAGCTGCGATTAATGCAGTTGTTCTTACTATCATATAGTCAAAGTTGCCTGACTTATCTTTTAATTGCTCTCTAGGCAAATTAGGGTCAAGGCGAGAATCTAAATATCTACTAGCATCAGTTCTAAATTGTGTTACCATAGCAGTAAATTCTTCTCCACCTTCCATTAATTTATCTAATGGAGTGCTAGCTGAATAATAATAACATACATCTTCTGCAGAGTTATAAAACCACTCTCCTTCTACATTTAAGTCAGTATGTGCAGATTGAGCCGCCCCTAAATCTTCGCCATTCGCAAATAATTGAGTTACTACACCACTATCGTGAGCAGCATACTTATTACTTGTTACTTCTACCCATCCATATATAGGAGTCTTTTGGTCAAACTCATCCATCTGAGGAAATACTCTTTTTAATTCTTTATGTGTACAATATATAGGTGCTGTTGCCATCTACCTCTCCTTACCATTTCTTGCAAGACCAATATCTTGCAGTTGTTCTGTCTTTAGCTGTAGCACACTTGTGCCTAGCTCTAAATGATTTTCGCCTAGCTGGACTAGACTTTTTAATTCTCATATTAGGATCGCCAAAAGTTACTCGCTTTACTCTACTTCCGTCTTTAACATAGACTTGGAACTTTTTTCTACCGTAACTAACTTGTCCTTTTCTAATACGAGTTGGTTTGTTTAATCTAACTGATTTTCCTCTATACTTTGCCATTTCACTTCTTCTTTTTCTTGCCCATTTTTCTGGCTTTTTTAGATGGTCTTCCTCTTTTCTTACCGTATGTTCCTTTACCGTATGGCATATTATCTCCTTAGTTAAATGCTACTATTTCTATTGGTGTATTGATTTTGCTATTGCAAGAGCGAGCCGAAACATCAACTATAACATTTTCGGCTGCAGATGTCGAATTTGCTCCTCCACCATGTGCTGAGTCATAATTAGCTGTTATAGCAAACTCTGCATTTGGTAAACCTGTAAAGTCAATAGCTCCTGTTTGATAGTTAATAGTTCCTGTTGCAGTTCCTCTTATGTTCCCATGCCCATCATCATAAAAGAATACTGATGTGTTTGGCACAGTTACTCCTTTATCGTCTATAATTGTATCAGGTGGCAATTTAGCAGCTACTGCACCTGCAGGACTAGCAGGAAATCTTGCTATTCTATTTGTGCCATCAAACAACTCATCAGTATTTGCTGTTCCACTTGTTCCTCCTGTTAATGCTATAGCAGAAGTGGATAAATATTGTCCTGATGTAAATCTTAAGTCTCCGTCTACAATTCCAACTGAAACTCTTTTTTCAAACAAATTACCTTCTGTGTAAAACTGTGCATCTAAAGCATCTTGTATTTTTCTAATAACTCCTGTCGTTCCTCCAAAATTAACATTAGAACCGTCGGTTGTAAATGAAACCTCTAAAGTAGAACCTCCATCAACTGCTATGGTAAAATAATAAGTAGTAGAAGTAGATAGTCCTGAATTTGTTTGCGGAGTTATACCTTTCATACCACAAGCTTGATAACCTGCTTCATAAAACTTTCCTGCTACAGATCCTGCAACTATTCCATCTGCTGTATTATCCAAGACTCTGCCATAACCAAAAAAGTTCATAGCTCCAAATCTACCTGAAGCATCTGTTTGAACTACACTAAAACTATCATAGTCTCCATAAATATTAAATATAGGAAAGTACACTTTAGCATTATCTACTGCCCCACTTGTAGCATTTGTTTGTGCATCTTTATCTGCAGCAGATGTACCATATAAAGCTCTTTCTACCGTTAAAAGGTTTGTTGCTATGTTCGTAACTCTCATAACCTCTATTCTAGTAGCAGTAGTATCATTTATCCCTAATTGAATTAAATCTCCTACCTCAAACATGTCTCCATCATCAACTGTAATGCTTGTGTCAGCGGCTTCAACTCCTGCATCATTTAACTGTTGTCCACTATCTACTTCTAAATCTGATGACAATGACAAATATGCACCATTAGTAGTTGGCTTAGCATTTGCAGCAGATGCGGCTTCATTATAGCCAACCCATCTTACATTTGGTAGGAATATATACTCTCCTGCAGCTAGTAAAAATGAAGCATACCTAGCTGTTGTAGCTCCACCACCTAAATCTACAGAGTTTGCATCATCTACATTAGAATTGTTTTTGTACTCATTAAGTTTTATTTGAACCTCTGCTCCTACTGTTCCATGATTTTTAATAACCATAGCTCTTACATTTTGTAAATTTTGAGCAGATATACTTGTAGATGACCCTATTAGCTTAATAAAACCATCGCTATTGTCTACCTCTTGCCTTAAATTAAATACTTCATTATAGTTTTCAGATAAGCTAAAGTCATAACTATCTCCCAACCCTGTCTTTATTGATAAATTTTCTGTTAATGTTGCCATACTTTCTCCTATCTTAAATGATATTTTATATACATGTTTACTGAATAATCTGAATTAACTGAATCTGACCTTAAAAATGCCAAAATTACTTTACCTGCATTTACATCTGAACTTCCAATAGTAAATGTGCTTTTGTAAGTCTGCTCAGAACCTGCATTAGTTACATCTGAATTGTAAGCTAAAACTGTTCCTCCTGTCAATGTACTTGTTGCACCACTTGAATAATCATAAGACATTAAGTGCATCCTCGTAGTGTCTCCTGTAGCAGTATCTGCTCCTTCAATAGCCACAATAGAATCAATAGTGATATTGTCCATTATATACCAAATGTGTGGTGTTAGTTCAGCAGCTCTTTGCCCTGCAGCCTCTGCAGTAGTAAGACTTGTTGCAGGGTCTGTTCCTGACCCAAAACCTCCATTATACACTTGGTTACTAGAGCCAAATGCTAGAGGGTGATGAGTATTTGCAACATTACCTGCCCACCATAAACTATTCATGTGAAATGTTGAATATTGAGTGTTAGCTATATCTTGATTAGCATTTACCTTAACAACACTATTAGTGGAATCTACTGTCAGTAGAGATGACCCCCCTTTTGAACTTACACTCAACAATGATGTAGTATCATCGTTTTGAGGTTGAACAAGCAAGCTGTCATCTGATAACTTAAGAGAAGATTTAGTGCCTTCACCATCAGTTACTGCTTCTAAAGTTGTATCTACTCCATTAGAATTATCGTCTATTCTCAATATAGATTTATAACTGCTAGCTATTGTATTATTTGTTAATCCTGCCATATTGCTCCTTTAAAAATTTGCTCCAAAAAATGTTGCATTCTCTGTTACTGCTGTTGATGCTACTGCATAATCTATATATGGGTCTTTACTAGTTCCTGTATTAGCATCTGTATAAAATCCTGATCTATATGAAGCACCTGAAACTGCTTGGTCTAAATAATCATAATCATAACTAATTAATACACAATTAAATGTATTATTATTAACCATATCACTTAAAGCATCAGAGTTTAATGAAATGTCATTATAGCCACTCGTAGACCAAGTTGAAATTTCACTTGAATATTCTACAACTGATGTGGAAGCAAATGTGCCACCACCACTACCATCGCTATTTCCAAGTGGAGTAGAAGCATTTGTAATCTCATTAAAATCACCTGCTACAACAGAACCTGTTTGGCTACTTTTCAACAATATAACATCAAGTGTACCACTCGCATGACCATATATTTTTAATGTAGCAGAATCTAATGTGCTTGTAATTCCTGATGTATCAAATTCAATAAAATACCTTCCAATCTGATAAACATCAGAACCTCTACCTGTTGAATGTGAATTTTGTATATAATAAGTGTTCATAGTCACCACACTTCCACTTGTAGTATTTCTAATATTTGCCCATGTATCTGCTGTAAACTTATATACTACACCATCATTACTTGGATAAAGGTCAGCCATTATACCTCCACCTTTGGCATATAATAATTATTTTGAATATTAGTATAAATATTACTATCAGGACTTACAGGTACTTGTTCATAAGAAACAGAATCAAAACCATAAGGATTGTACTCTGATTCATTATTATTCCAATATGTTATTTTTCCACTTGATTTAATTTTTGCTAATGCAAAGTCTTTAAAATTATTTAAATTATCATCTCCGAATGTATCAAGGAATATACCATCATATGTATTTGATAAAGATACAGAACTCCAATCTCCCTCAACAATAGTAACATTAGTTTTATCTGATGCCCAAGTATTTAATCTTTCTAATATCTGTGGGTGTATTTCAATAATAGTATGAGAATTAACCCCTTGTGATTGTATATAATCAGCACATATTCCCATACCAAAACCAATCTCTAATATATCTCCTTTATTATGGCATATAAACTCTGCACTTTTTTCCATTATAGGTGATTCCCAATTCATCATAACTTCAATTTCTGATACTGTATCAGTTATTTTTGTGTCTTCAAAGGTTAATATGTTATCTTTAAATGCCATTATGAAAAGTTTAAACTTGCTACTCCATATGCTGTATGATTGTCATTATCCCAATAAAAACTTATTATATCAACTGCATTTGCTCCTGTTGATAATGTAGGAGCAGAGCCTCCTGCCCACTTAACTGTACTTTCATTACCTGCACCTTGGTCAAATGATTTATAGTTAGCAATTTGTCTATTGCCTGTTCCATCCTGCTTAACAACTAATGTGCAACTACATGATACATCAGGGAAGTATAAATTTAAATCTAGTACATGACCTGCTCCAAAAGTAAAAAATGCTTTATTGCCTAGCTTTGCAAAATACACCATTGTATCTGTAGCATCATATGTTGGTTCATGCTGTTGAAAACCTGCACAACTTGTTCCTATGTTTACAAGGTTGCCTGCATTTCCACCTTCTTTAAGAGACAGAATACTATCAGCACCTACAACAAATTTTAGGTTATCTGCTGAATTTTCTTGTATATAAGTATCACTACCTCCATCAAAATATAATGGTGTTGTTGCAGGAATAATGACTTTATCGTTTGCTCCACCACCACCCTCTGTCAAACTTAGCAATGTTTCCCCACCGACTACAATGTTTACTCCATCAGCAATAATTTCAGTTATATAGGTATCCCCACCACCATCTAAATAAAGTTTTTTAGTAGCAGCTAAAGCTACATTACCTGCATTATCAACATAAAATGTACTTGCTCCTGTAAGATGTAATAAATATAATTCATCCCAACCTGTAATATCTGTATTGGTAGCAACTCCTTCAATTAACTTATAAATACAAGAGCCTGAATCACTTGAATCATTTAAAGTTGTAGATATAGATATACCTGTATTATTAGAATTAGCTGTGTCTGCTGTGGTAATAGTCCCACCATCAAAAACATGGTGAACTCCCTTAGCCTTAACATTTGTGGCTCTGTAAACAGTATCATAATCTTGAACAAAACTAAGAAGGTAGTTATCATCAACATCATTTGCTTGGAAGTTGATTCTATGTGCTAAATCTAAAAAATATAAATACCCTGCATTTACTACAATCTTATCGCCTAATAATTCAAATACTCCAACAGTATTGGTTATGCTTCCTGTTATCTCAAGGTCGCCTTTAATCTTAGCTCCATTGCCTTCAGTAGCAAGCTCAAGGGAGGTTATTTCCTCCCCTGACTTGATTACCTTTAGATGTTTATCTAAATTTTTATCTGAAGTTAAATTAGCCATCAACCCTTAAACCTTTAATGAAACCTCTTACAGCTCCACCAACTACATTATCAAATAGATCAATAAACCAAGGTTCAATAGTGCTATTCCAAAACTTTCTGGTAACATTCCACTTACTCAAACCTAATGTTATTGCTTTTCCTAACCCATAAAACATTGTTTCTACTATTTCGCAAATATAATCGTTAGGCACTTTTTTTAATACCCATAAAACTATTGCCGCTGTACCACCACCTGCTAATAAACCTGTGTTGTTACTTACTAATCCTAAAACTGAATCAAACATAAAAAACTCCTTTTTTTATTATTTATAATCTTTAATCATAGGTCTCATTTTTGCCCAAAACTCATCATCTTTTTTAGATTTAGTAGCTTTGAATATAATATCCCCTATCATTAAAAAAACAGCTATACCGCCTTTTTTTGCAACTATTTTTAAAATTGGTTTTGCTGCTATTGACAATAAAGCTGGTATCATTTGTTTTCCTTCCATTTAGACAAATCCAACATAGGTAAAGGTTTTTCAATGATATGTGTTTTTAATTGGTCGTTTTGTATCGCTACTTTATTGCCACCCTTAACATAAGGTTTGCCATCTGCCGTTCCAACTTCATAGACGAAAAATATCGTCTTCCACATACCTACACGAACCACTCTAGCTGGTCTTCCGTCTAGTATAATTACATCATCTGTGTTTAAATCGTTTCCTAAGAATACTTTTATACCTTCGACTGACGATTCAATCGTTGATTTAAATATTAAGAATAAGAGTCCTGATATGAAAAGCCAAAGGTAGTTTCCTAATAATCCCTCTAACTCTTTCTGGAGTTGCTCCTCCATCATCTACTCCTAATCTCTACAAAACCAAAATTTCCCCTTTGTAAGCATACAAATGAGATTTAATAATGCTATTGTTAAACCAACTGTCAAGCCTGCTATTCTTAGCCAAATTTCTATATCTAATAACGATATACCTACTCCTCCAAAAGAAGATAATATACCTGTGGAGGGATTGCCTATAACTGTTTTTAATGTGTCTATCATACAACTATCCTAAATACTGTCTCGCCTTGTTTTAACTTCTCTGCCGACTTAGCATTGTAACTAGCAAGACTATTGTCTATGTTGTAACCCTCGCTGATAGTATTCTGTAGGTCTACCTTAATTCCATCTCTGTTGCCATTACTGTAAAAAATATAACAATTCTGTGAAGCTCTACCTGATAAGTTTAATGCTCTTTCTGAATAATCATTAGCTCCCACTAACGATGAACTTCTACTAAAATTGTCTCCGACTCTTGCAGAATGAATATGTCCAAATATAACATAATCTATCCCAACACCTCTCATTTTATATCTACCTACTATTTGATTGATAGATGTCTCTATTCCGCTCTTAATTGAGCCATTACCATGCATACATAATAAATTTTGACCTGCTACCTCTACTACCATCTCAAGAGGGTCGCCCTCAATAAATTTTACAGCCGAGTCATTGAACAAATACTCCAAAGTTTTAAATATGGTATAATCATAATTGTCTGTTGCAATTAGATCGCCCCACCCCCAATCCTTCTTAACTCGGCTCTCATTACCAGAAACACTCAACACCGTAATATTGAAATGTTTATTTAAATGAAGGATTCCCTGTTGGAGTATATCTACTGCTAAAAAGGTAGCCTTAGACCGATTGGTCGCCATTGCCAAGAGTTCATCTAACCTTCTATCTGAATTGAGGAGGTCTCCTGTAAGAGCTACTACTATATTTTTGACACCTGCAGTAGAAAAATACTTAATCGCCTTTTCAATAAAATCTCTTATCCTTTGAGATGCTACAGTAAAGTCATACCTATTGTGTTCCATTTCAACTAATTCATTAAAATGAATATCACTAAATTGTATAACCCCTACCGCTTTACTACTAGAGCGATGTTTAATCGTTAAATCACTTAAATTATGTTTTTCAAAAATCTTTTTTAATTCTTCTGCATACTTAGAAACTGCATTTTCGACTCTAACATGTTCACGAAATGCTTTTCTTTCTATGCGATTAAGGTCTTGAGCAGATTGTTTTTGCTTGGCTAACTTTACATTTGCGGTAAGTAATTCAAGCTCATTTTCATCTGCAATAGGGGAAATAGTCTTTATGCCACAAAGCTTACACTTCCATCTTTGCTGACCTTTTTGACTAAACCCTTTTTTAATCATTCCTACATTATAGCAGGAAGGGCAAACTATCTTATCTCTATTCATATTTGTGTTGTAATTTAAGTTACAACGGATAGATTATGCAAATCAGAGGGAGCGGATAATATTACTTAATTCTCTGGCTCGGTTTGGTGTTTGCCTTGCCCATCGAGAGTCTAACATTTCATCTGCGGCTTGCTCCCAATCCTGATTTTGCATATGTTTTAAGGTAAGCTTGAATCGTTTTACATTGGATAATCCCATTTGGTATGCCATCTCAATGATCACACCTTGAACTTCGTGGGGAACATCGTCTAACCAATCAAACTGATTTCTTACTCTTTCAATTAACTTTTCTAATTTTCTTAGTAAAATTTCTTCTGCTAAATCTTCATCTAAATCTAAATCTTTAATGGCAAAGCCATAACCTATAGTGTCATATCCTTCAGTACACTTATAGACTCTACTTCTAAATCCTTCGTGATGTTTAATTCTATCAAGTAAGTCTTTCACTTTTTCTTACCCCAATCAATTTTGTCGTAATTTGATTTGTATTGCTCATCAGCTAAGTCAATCCTAAGCCAATCGCCTTTACCTGCACCATTTAAGTCGCCTTTTTTGCGAATTACTCGCCTTTGACCTGTTTTTGTATTTATGCTAGGGTCTAGTGCCATTAGTCTTTTTTAGTAGTCTTTTTAGCAGGTGCTTTGTAAGGTGTTGCATCATTTCTAGCTTGACATCTATACCAGCCTTGTGATTCTAATTGCTTTATTACATCAGGAGAAGCATCTTTAACTCCTTTAATAAATCCTTGTGTTGGGTGTTTCATATAATTATAAGCCATATTGCCTCCAAATTGATAAGGGGAAGCCGAAACCTCCCCTTATTTTAATTAACTACCTATTACGGATTAACTATGTTTAATCCCATTAAGTGTCCTGATTCATCTATGAGCTTAGCTCCATAAATCATATCAGCTACGACTTTAGTTCCTAAGAAACCAACATCGTATTGAGATTGAACTCTTACATCTTGTTGTGCAGCAAAAGCACAAGCACTTGATGGGTAAACAGCACCAACTACGGTACCGTCTGTTCCGCTTGAAGATATAGAACGAGAATAGAAAACATCCATTCCATAAATTAAACCTACAGCACCTGTTCGTAATCCTGCACCATCACCTACTGCATCTTGTCTGATGAAATACTGTGCTATACCACCACTTGGGTTTAGCATATCTGACAATATGTTATTGTTTACAGCGAAAGAACAATCATTAGGGTCTATATCTTGTGAATATAGATTGTTTAATACTGCTTCTAAATCGTCTGCTTGAACTCTATTGTCTGCTGCTAAGTCTTGTGATGTTTGGAAACCATCTAACTCTGACCATAAATCATCTTCAACACCTCTAGCTAAAGATTCACCCATCATTCTAGTATATTTAGTTAATAACTCTGGGTTAGACTGTATAACAGCCATATCTTCAAAGATGTTAGCAAGATATTTATGTTTGTTTATAGATAAAGCAACAGAAGTTTCTGTACCTGATATAGAATAAGTTACCTCTGTATTTACTGATTTATCATTAGTTCCATCCATAGCGATTTTAGGAATGTTGATCGTATCGCCACTAGATTTTACTAATGCACTATAATCATCTACTGAGCCTCTAAGTTTTAAACCTGCTTCAAAATACTTGTATATAGCTTCTGACCAAATTTCAGGTATAAAGACTGCACCTGTGGTTGTATTAAAATGAGCCATTTTGACTACTCCTTACTTTTAAGTTTAGCTTCGGCACTTTTAAGAATATTTTCCCAATTATCCTTTAGCTCAGACATATTCATATTAGTCCAATCTTTTGGAACTTCCTTCAATCCTCTTGGATTTCCAGCCACTTCAGGAACATTTGCCTTAGCATTATTAATTTTATTAGTTACATATTCAAGAGTTTCCAAAGGCAATGATGCCAATGCTTCTCTATCTTCTTCAGGATGCCTTTCAATTAAAGATACTCTTTTAGCTTCTTCATATTTTGCCCACTTTTCAGAATTAGCTACTAAAGACTCATTTTCAGATTGATATTTTGCAATCAATTCATCTTTTTTGCCTTCTTCTATCATTTTAGCTTCTTCAGCTTTTGATAGTTTTGTTTCTAGTTCTGCTAAACGAGCTTCAGCTTCCTGCGACCTTTTTCTATACTTTTTGCTTTCTGCAATTAATGCACTATGGTCGGTCTGCTCCGTAGTGTTTTCTTTTGTAGTTTCCTCACTAGCTGTTTCGGTTGCTACTTGTGTTTCTTCGGACATACTGTCCTCCTATATTTTGTGTTAAAATGTAGGTAAAATGCAATATCTTGCATAATACCATAACTATAACTTAAATTAATATACTTGTATTTTGCAAGTATTTGATGACAAAGCAAATTCAATATAAGAAAAAGTGGTTTGATTTTATGGGGTATTCACCTCACAACGGTCAAACAAAGTTGCATTATCCAACTAAGGAGACTGCAAGGTTTTTTGTCATGGTTTGTGGTCGAAGATTTGGGAAGACAACAGCTTCTGCTATGGAAGCTACATATATTGCTTCTCAACCCAACAAAAGAATATGGATGGTTGGTTTATCCTACGAAAAAGCAGACTTAATGTTTAGAGAAGTTTGGCAAAAGATGGTAGTGGGCAGGTCAAACGATATAATAAGGGCATCTGAAAAAGATAGATACATTAAGTTTAAATGGGGAACTGTAGTTGAAGCTAAATCTGCAGACAATCCTGATTCATTGGTTGGCGAAGGACTTGATTTGTTGATTATTGACGAGTGTGCTAAAGTAAAGAGACGAATATGGGATATGTATTTATCGCCTACTTTATCAGACAGAAAAGGTAAATGTATATTCATAACTACTCCAGAAGGTTTTAATTGGGTTTATGACCTGTTTTTGCTAGGTAAAACTGATGATTTATGGGAATCGCATCAAGCTCCTTCATGGGAGAATAACTTTGCCTTCCCTGATGGACAGAATGATCCTTTTCTTCTTGAAAGAAAAAGAAATATGTCTAAGGAGTTGTATGAGCAAGAATATGGAAGTCAATTTACATCATTTGAGGGTAGAGTATATCCGTTTGACAGAACTCTCGATATGGGTAACTTTTCATATAACCCAAACTTTGCCACCTATTGTTCCATTGACTTTGGGTATAGGCAACCTGCTGTTGGATGGTTTCAGATTTATAGGGTCAATGGTGAATGGCACATAAATATGATAGATGAGATTTTACATGAGCATAATATCAAAACAGATGAGTTAGTTGAGAAGATTAAAGCAAAACCATACAATGTTATAAGATATTATGGAGACCCTGCAGGACATCAGGCTCAAGGACAGTCAGGATTAGGAGATATAGAAATTTTTAGAAGACATGGCATACAAGTGCATAGTGTTAGAGATAAAGCTTCAAGAAGTATAGCTTCAGGAATTAGTCATGTCAGAGGCTTTATGGAAAATGCACAAGGAGAAAGATTTTTTCATTTAGATAAGAAATGTACAAATATGGCGATAGATTTGGAAAATTATCGTTATCCTGAAGCAAAAGAAGGCAAAGATTTAAAGCCAGAGCCTATAAAAGATGGCAAACACGATCATGGTACTGATATGCTTAGATATTTCTTTGTAAATCAATTCCCAATTAAAAATAGAGACATAAGGATGGTAAAAAGATGACAGTAGAACAAATTATACAAGAATCCGTAAAAGATGCTAAGCTTGAAATAGAAAAAGCAAGGCGAATGGAGATAAGAAGACTTCTTGACTATTATACAGGTACAGAAACAGATAAATATATTGATGAGTATTTTTCTGCTGATGCTTTTAGAGAAATTCCATTATACAATGCAAACTTTACTCGAAGGTTTGTAAATAAAATGTCAAGAATTTATACAGTAGGTGCTTCTAGGAATATGGGAGACTCATATACTGCACTTACTCGTAAAAAAGATGCTAGATTAAAGCATGTAGAGAGAATGACACGATTATGTGGAACGATTGCTACACAAGTTATTTACAGAGACGATTTAACTAACCCTTGCTTTGATTATCGCCCTATTTATTACTTTACTGCACATTTTGGAGATAATCCATTTGTGCCTACAGCAATTACATATCCGATATTGTTTGGTGTCGATGACCCATCAGTAACAGAAAAATTGCAATATGCTTATTGGGATTCAGAAAGATATGTGCATTACGATGAAGATGGCAATATTATGGACGAATATGACCATGGATATGGAGTTATTCCGTTTTTATTTACTCATAAAGAAGAATTAATTGATTCTTTTTTTGTAGAAGGTGCTACAGATATAGCAGGATGTAATGAGCAAGTTAATATTACAATGACTGAATTGCAGTTAGGTTTAAGATTTCAAATGTTTGGGCAGCCATTCATTACAGGATTGAATGGGGATAAAGCTTTGGAAAGAGCAGGTTCTGATACTATATTAGACCTACCTGAAGGTGCTAATTTTGGCATTGTATCTCCATCAGGCAACATAGAGAGTGTAATAGAGAATGTTAAGTTCCAAATAGACTTAGTAGCTCAAAATAATCACTTATATGTTCAATTTGCACAAGATGGAGGCGAAACACCATCAGGAATTGCATTGAAAATCAAAGATTTAGAAAGATTTGAAGATTATCAAGACGATTTAGAACTTTGGAATATGTATGAGCATGACTTATACGAAGTAGAGAAGGCAATAGCAGGATATAACGGTATTACTTTACCTGAAGAACTAAATGTTGATTTTAATGAGCCAGAGTATCCAAAGACAGTAAGAGATCAAATAGATTTAGATAATCACAGGCTAGCCAATAACTTAGTAACACAAGGTAAGTTACTTGCAGAATACAATAAAGACTTAACTATAGAGGAAGCAGATGCCATCATCCAAGAAAACAAGCAGAAAAACGAAAAACTCTCGCTCTTTGATAGAGTTCGCCAAGAAACTCAAAGACCTGAATAAGTTTGACATAGATTTTGAAGGCAATATAGAAAGTATCATAGCCAATCCAAGAGAATGGGCAGAACTGTATGCTGAAAAGACAATAGTAGAAAATATACCTCGTTATATGAATGCTAAAGAGCTAGGAAAGGAGTTTGCAGATGAAATTAGAAATAGGAACTAATTTTAAATTTTCTAAACTTGCAAAACGAATAGACAAGCTTACAAATAGACATATAGAGCGAACAAAAACACATATCGTAAATACTGCAAAACGAACTATTGATATGAAAAAACTGCAAAAACTAGCAGACAGGACTATGGACAACAGAAAAAAAGGTCGTGGTTGGGGAGGTGTGAAAGTAGCTCCTACTTCTGATGATACCCCTTTAAAGCATACAGGTAGACTTTATAGAAGTTTAAAATCTACAAAAGAAGGTATTGAGGGTATGGATTATGGTTTAAGACATCAATTTGGTAAAGGAGTTCCTGAGAGGAAGTTTTTACCTATAGATGGAGATAAACAAACACCTGAAGTAGTTAAATTTCAAAAAAAATTAAAACAAAGATTAATAAAAGACATGAATAAGGCAATGAAAAAATAAAATGGCGAGGGAATATGAAAATATTGAAGAAGCTACGGCAAATCTTACAGAAGAAGACGAAAGACTCCTCTTATGGTCAGCAATCGGAGCAGCAGCAGCAGTTGATATATTTACTGCAAGAATTGAATCAGAGATTCTTAGACTTAGACAGGCAAATGTTGGAGATGCAGAAATCGCCAGAGTTCTTAGAGATGACCTTACAAACAGAGGAAGAATATTTGGCGAATATGCAAATAATCTTCGCAGAGGAGTTGTATCAGGAATTATGCAAGGTGCTAGAATCGGACAAGATACCGTTTATGGCAATCGCTTAAGCTTTAGGTGGGTAAGTGTAGGTTCTAACAAGATATGTGCAGATTGTCAAGATAGGATCGGCAGAATTGAAACTTGGGAGGCATGGGAGTCAATCGGACTACCTGCTACAGGATTTAGTATATGCAAAGAGTTCTGCTATTGCCAATTAATCCCTGAAGATGTAGAAATAGATGATAGGGTAGTTATTTAGTCTTTTTTAGGTTTTCTTACTTGTTTATGCGAATGTCCAATAACTTCACTAATATCGAACTTATTTAACGATTTTCCAGCTTTATACATAAAAATTATAAGAACTATGAATAGAATACGAGCTAAAATGCCCATATTTAATCGTTTTTAGGGGTTTCTACAGGTTTTCCGTACTTTTCCTTAACTGCTTCTGCAAATTTGTTTCCATCGCCTTTAAAGTCAATATAAGCATTTATGATACTTAGCAAGGATTGAATTTGATTTTGTTGTGTGTTTACTACTTCAGTTAATTGTTTAGTTGTTAGCTTCTGCATCTTTTTCCTTTTTTATTATTTCGTCTTCCCAAGCTTTTCGCTGTCCTTTTGTAGGTCGTCTAGCACTTAATGGCTCAACACCTGCGGCTTTAGCTCTTTTTTGCCATTGATACCATTCTTTTCGTTTTTGGCTATACTTTTCTTTCTTTATGGCATCATCAATTTGTTTTTTCTCTCGAATTTGTCGTTTAACAGGTGGTTCAATGTCTCTATCAGGTAATGTTTCTATATTTGGAATCTCTATCTCCTCTATAGCTTCCATAACCTCTGCATCTTCTGCATCATCTACATTCATATTGTTGATATTGCCAAAATGAATCTCGTAAGGCGAAAGAATGTTTATCTCTTGCTTCTTAATCAACTTACCTGCAAATTCATAAACTAACCTTGCTGCTTGCACATTACCTGTTTGAGCTTCTCTAACCATAGCTTCGGTTATAGCAGGTATCTTCGATCCTAATACAACCATATATCTTTTTTCAACAGCTTCTAAAAAGTTTGGGTCAGACCTCCATTTAATTAATGTCCTATCACTAATACCTAACTCCTTTGCAATATCCTTAACTGATAAGTTGGGATTTGTAGCTGTTAATTCAATAGCAGTCTTTTTTAATAAGTTATATTTTTGTAGTTTTGACATATATTTAATATACAACACTTTTGTAGTTATTTTAAAATTTTTCCCAAAATGCCCTTTTTAGGAGTTAATACCCCTATTTTATGAGGAATGCTAACCCCACAGATGCCCTGTGAGCCATCCCCCCACCACCCCCTTTTTGTACTTCATACCCTCGATAGGTGGTACATGATAGCCGTTAATATCTATTTTTTATAGTATTAAAATAACTTAAATACAAGTTGTTTAATATGTTTATGTATTGTATAGAGTGTAATTGTATTGGCTTGGCTTTTTTGCCTGCCTTGATTTGATGAAATTTAAAGAATACCTAAAAATAATTGCCTTACATTAAAAAAACTAAACAAACAAGTATTAAAAAAAATAAATTACTTGCTTTATTCAAATCGATTCTAAGCTCTAAAATATAGCTTTAAACTGATCTTTAGGTTGTATTGTTAGTATACTATTAGAAATTAAAGATATTACAGCTGAAATATGATATTCTAATTCTCACGAACAGCAAAGAAAAATATGCTTGTATTTAATTAAATTCTATTGTATAGAATAAAAAAACCAATTTAAATATCATAATTAAAATATTTTAAATAATTGCATAAAAAAGCTTGCAAGTGAACTTTTAAACCTTTAAATTGATAATGTAAATTTTAATTAATATAAAGGATATATAATATGAATAAAAATAATAAATTAATGATTAAAAGTTTAGAAAATGTTTTATCAGATTGGAATAGAACATCTGATAAAGTAGATGAAAAAATAGATGCTTTAATGGTAGATATATATGATATAATTAATGATTTAAAGGAGGGTAAATAATATGAATAAAAAAGAAATATTAAATCAATTAGAAAAAATCAAATCTTTAATGGAAAGCGATATATTTTATATAGATGAAATTTGTGCAAATGCTTGCTTAGAGTGTAATTATGACGATGAAGGCTGTGAAGATTGTAATTATACAGGTATAGAAAAAGAATATCAAAATAACGAATTTAATAATGATGCTATGTTTACTGGGGTATGTAAAGCGATTGAATTATTAAAAAATAAATAAAATAAACGAAAGGAAATAATAACATGAATAAC